ATTGATAGTACCACAAAGAAAGAAGTTGGAGGTGGATTAATAACACCGATTATGTCAGGATCTGGTACTGGAAATGCTAGTATATCTGAGGTAAATATTGAAGTTACTCCACAAGGATTATCAGTTACACCTACAACTGTTGTTGCCGTCAATAATTCTAATGGTATAAGAATTGATAAAGTTACTTCCAGCACATCTGGAATAATGACTTGTATTTTGAAAACCCCAATTTTAGGATTTACTGAAGATCCATTTGCAGAAGGCGATAAAGTTTTTATTGAAAATATTGATATTTTAGATGGAACTGGTATTGGATTTAATTCAAAAGATCATGGTTATAGTTTCTTTGATGTAATTAGTTATACTGCAGATTCAGATCCTGGTGAAATGGTAATTAAAATACCAACATTATATGGAAATCCAGGTATAGCAGTAACATTCCAAATTGATACTTTTGCATCCATTATTAAAAGTGATAATTATCCCACATTTAAAGTAATTCAAGATCTTGGTATCTTTATTGACGGTGAGGGAATTTCAATAGTTCAAACTGATGGTAGTGTAGTTGAAACTGATTTAGTAGTTAAAAAATCTACAAAGAATTATTTAAAATTATTTGGTGATTTTGAGATCTCCAAAGATACTAAGATTAGAGGAACTGTCTCTGGATCAATAGCTACCATTTATAAAATAACAAATGTGGATGGTAAATATGATGTTTCTGGCACAAGACTTGTAGAATATGGATGGAAATCTGATTCTGGTAAATTAAACTTAGATACACAATTTATTCCAGATAATGACTACTATCAAAATCTCTCATACACAATAAAGAGTGAAAAGACATGGGAAGAAATAAAAACTCCAGTAAATTCAATTGTACATCCAATAGGAACCAAAAACTTTGCCGATACTCAAATTCAAGGAAAAGTATCTAATATAGTTGGAATTGGAACAACATCAGAATCAACACTCGATATTATACAGATATTATCATCACAATCTAGAGTTGATACAATTAAAAATTATGACATTGTAAGAGATTATGATCCAACATCATCATCCTCGAAATTTGTGGAATTTGCTAATGTACAACTTTCCGATTTCTTTGGTTCATCAACAAATAGAGTTTTAAACATTGATAACATTAGTCCCCTATTTTCAAGTTCTGATGATGAAAACTTGTTAAGCAAAGCACCCATAAAGGTACTGTCTCCAGATTTATCATACTATAAATTACTTGTTCAAATAAAAAGTACTCAAACCAATATTGATGCTGGTATTAATCATATTCAATTATCCGAAATTGTAACTATACATGATGGAATAGATACTGCATATTTCCTAGAAAAAACAGTATATTCGAATAAACTTGTTGGTGATGCACAACAATCTTATGGTGCAGTTGGAATAGAATCTGATGAATATAAAAATTATTCTGTAGTATTCTATCCAGAAAATCCTTTTGATTATGATTATGAAATTAAAGTATTAGAAACTACACAAACTCCATCAAATATTACCACTGAAGATTATTTAAATTTACTATCATCTATAATTCTAAGCGATACTACCGTATTTAAAACTACTGATAGTAGTAAAAACATATTATCTTTAGACTCTAGCATTTACAATTGCTTTGTGACAGAATCTCATGTTGTTGATAGAACCAATAATACATCAAAATATGTTGAACTATTTGGAATTTATAGTGGTACAGGAACAGATGTAGTACTATCAGAATTTAGTTATTCTGCAGATAATAATGATCTATCGTCAATATCTGGAATAGGTACCTTTAATGCGACGATTGATGGAAGCAGCAATTTAATCCTATCATTTGAAAATTATACTAATAGTGAATTAAACATAAAAACAAAATCTTATATCTTTGGAGATTCTACTTTAGGAATATCCACATATAAATTTAAATCCTACTTGCAAGATGATGATTCTACAAGAACAGTAAGAATAGACACTCCATCGTCTCAGACTGGAACTTCTTCTGGTATTGTTACTGTCAGAGAATATGATTCTGTATTGTTTAGTTCTGTAAAAACATTAGCAAGAGTTAGTATTGGAAATACAGTATCCTTACACCAAGTTGTAACTTTGCATGATGGTAATAATTCATTCATAACTGAGGCACCATTAGTAACCATAGGATCATCAATAGGTGCATTTAGATCATCATTATCTAATAATAATCTATGCTTAGAATTTGAAAGAAACTCGAATTATGAGACTTCAGATATAAGCATCTCACAAATAGATTATTCATTCTATAGTTTCTTAGATGAAATTAATATACCTCTCGAATTGAATATTTCTAACTTAGTAGAAACTCAGTCTATTGCAAGATATTATGGACTTAATTCACCAAATATTAATAGATTAAGTTTCCCACTGCTATACAATAAAACTCCAATTTTTGCTAAGAAATTTAATCCAAATAATGAGAACATTTTAAATCCAGATACTGGTGTCTTTACTATAAATGATCACTTCTTTAATACTGGTGAAAGATTAATTTATAGACCAAACTCCACATTTACTGGCATTGGATATAGTTCAATGCATATTCAAGCATCAACAGACATCTCTGGAGTAACTACTACAATTTTACCTAGCGATGTTTTTGCAATAAGAATTGATAATAGTAAGTTTAAATTAGCATCCAATTATAGCAATGCAAATCTTGGAATTGGAGTTACATTTACATATTTTGGTCTTGGAAATAGTCATGAACTTGAGATGTATAAAAAGAATGAAAAATCATTAATTACAATTAATGATTTAGTTCAATATCCACTAGCATATACTGGTATAGCACATTCATTATCTGACACTGATGGTAATGTTGGGTATGCAGATAGTTTCTTCAATTTAACTGGAATAAGTTCTATCTCACCAATTGATATATTAAAAATTGATGATGAGTATGTAAAAGTTCTTAATGTTGGAATAGGAACTACCTCTGGTGTAATATCTTATCTTGATGGCGATTTTAACATAGTTGAAGTTGAGAGAGGATTCTTTGGAAGTATAGCAACATCACACACAAATCAAACTAAAGTTGATATCTACAGAGGTTCTTACAATATAAATGGTGAAAACATTTACTTTACATCACCCCCAAGAGGAAATATTGGGGACCTTGTAAGTAGAGATGAAAGAAATCTATTCTACCCCAGAGCAACATTTGGTGGAAGAGTGTTCTTGAGAAAAGATTATAGTACTAATCAGGTATTTGATGATATATCAAATAATTTTGATGGAAAAACTACAGATTTCAATATTACAAGATTGGGCGTATCTACGATAGGAATATCCACAGTAACTCAAGGTGGAAATGGTGTGGTTTTCATTAATGGAATATTCCAAACACCACTTACTGAGAATATTGTTAATTATAATTTCAGCATGATTCAGGATTCAAATGCTGGAGTTACAACTTTAAGATTTAGTGGATTAAGAGATGCTTCTGATGACAGTCTTACAATTTCAGATTCTGATATTAACCAAAATCAACTACCAAGAGGTGGAATTATAGTATCTCTAGGATCGACTGCTGGACTTGGATATGCTCCTCTTGAGGGTGCTAGAGTTCACTTCAATGTTGATGCAAATGGAGTAATTCAAAACCCAGTTGTTTCTGCTGCAACTACTGGTAAAGAAATTGGATTTAGTACAGTATCATACAATAACCAAACTGGTGTACTAACTGTAGAATCTACAACTTCTGATGTCTATAAGATAAAAGAAGTAGATTCAAATCAAGTTAAATTGATTGGATTGGCATTTACTTGTAACAGTAATCCTGGAGTTACATCTTATTTCCCATCTCACAACGATCCTTTTGACATTATTGGTATAGGAACAGATTCATTTACTCTTAATGTTGGTATTAGCACTCTTGAACATTATTATGTTGGTTTTGGTACCGCATACGTCTGGTTAGATAATTTAACTTTTGGTTCTGGTTATAAGAATCCATTATCATATGCAATTAGAGATGCTGCTGGAGATTATGTACACCAATATGTCAGCGCAGATGAAGATGCAGTATATAATGGATCTAATACATATGAACCAGTATTTGCAGAATATAATCCAAAGACTGGAAGTTTAGTGTTGAGTATAGAGGATCATGGATTAACTGATAGTGATACTGTAGGAATTAAAACAGGATCAATTATATTCACATGTTCATCTGATAATGATGAGGTACAAATTGCATATCCAAGGGCAACAGATCCCGTTGCTGGAATTGCAACAGACATTACCGCATACACTACAAACAGTATAACTGTAAATGTTGGTTCGATGATTGGATCTGGTGCAAATCTAGACATTACTGTTGGCGCAGGTGGAACATTATCCTTTAATGTTACTGATGGTGGAAGTGGATACGTAAGACCAGTTTTAGATTTAGAACCTCCAACATATGAAAATCTAGAAGTTATAGGAGTTTCTAGACTTTCCGTTGGTCTTACAACACAAACTGGAACAGGAATGCTTGTAAATGTTGAAGTTGGACCAGCAGCGGGAGTTTCCACTGATGGAACCGTTGGTATTGGGTCTACATTATTTGAAGTATCCTCATTTGATGTGATGAGGTCTGGATATGGATTTAGAAGAGGTGATGTTCTTACTGTGGTTGGTTTAGTTACTGCCTCAGGATTATCTGAACCAATAAATGAATTTAGATTATTTGTTTTAGACACATATTCTGACAACTTCTCATCTTGGCAATTCGGAGAATTGGATCTCATAGATTCAATTAAACCTTATCAAAATGGATTGAGACAACAGTATCCAATATATTATAATGGTGATTTGATATCTTTCCAAAAAAATCCTGACGATGTGGAATCTGAATCCATTGATTTTAATTCCCTATTGGTGATATTTGTAAATGGAATATTACAAGAACCGGGAGTTGCGTATGAATTTAATGGTGGAACTAGTTTTAGATTTTTAACAGCACCAAAAGTTGAAGATGATGTTCAGGTGTATTTCTATGTTGGTACTTATGGGGAAGATTCTTCATTAGTTCTTGTAAATGAAAGTATTAAACCAGGAGATCAACTTCAAATTAAATCTGATAATGAATTATTATCAGAAACTACAACTCAAGATATTAGATTAGTTTATGATATAGTTTCTACAGATGTGGTGGAAACAAATACTTATTTTGGTCAAGGTATTGATTCTCAGAATTTAAGACCTGTGGATTGGATTAAGCAAAAAGAAGACCTCGTTATTAATGAAATTTTCTATTCAAAATCTAGAGATTCTTTAGAACCACAAATTTATCCAACTGCGAAAGTGATAGGTGATTTTAGTAGTACCGATGGTACAATATACTTGGATAATGCAGAATTCTTTGATTATGAAGGTACAGCATCAATAGATAAATTGGATCTTATTGTGGTTCCATATCAAGAATCTAATATTATTGGAATTATTACAGCAATTGTTTCTGCTGCAGGAACTATTTCATCATTTGATATTGTTAATGCTGGTTTTGGATACACATCTTCGGTACAAATTAAAGTTTCAAATCCATTTATAGGAGTTGGTACTAATAGAAGTTGGTATACTGCTGGTATTAGTACAGTAACTAGCGATGTTGGTATTGGTACAACAGCAACTGCATCTCTAACAATAGTTAATGGTTCTATAGAAAGTGTTAGTGTTGTTAATCCAGGTTCTGGATATACAAATACAAATCCACCACAAGTTGTAATAGAGTCTCCAGAATTTGAGAAGGAAATACTTTCTCAAGCTAATGTTGTTAATGGTCTTAGTGGATCTATTGTTGGAATTGCAACAACAACTGTGTCTGGAACTGGAATTGCAATAGAATTTACATTATCAGCAACAAATGACGACTTTACAGATCTGTCTGCAGGAATTCCAATTTATATTTTTGATACTGCTGTTGGAACTGGACTGACTACAATTGACCAAAATGAATCTGACACTATAGGAATTTCTACAGAATATCTAGATTGTGTTTATAAGATACAGTCTGTAAATACTCTAACTGGAATTATAACTTGCAATATATCCAATCAAACTAACATCATTGGAATTGGTACTACTGGAACTAAACAAAATCCTGTAGGCAAATTCTCATTTGGTAAGATTAGTGGATTTACAAGATCATCAAACCCAGTATCAATTGCGGTGACATCTTTAACTGTTAGTGGACTATCCACATATCCCACAGTACAAAGAAGAAATTCTGGATTGAGAGATACTGGATCTCTTAGAAAATAGTTATAAATAGTAGAAAAAATGGTTTAAAATGTCTGCTTTTGTTACGGATCAATTTAGAATTTTAAATACAAATAATTTTATTGATTCTATTACAGATGAAACTGATTATTATTATGTATTTGTTGGATTAAGTAATCCTTCTTATGCTGGATTTGGAAGAAATACAAATTGGGATGGTGCTGAAGGGGTATCAGCTTCCGATGCAGTTCTTCCAAATCCAACGGATAATTTAGATTATCTTACTCATTATGGTGATACTTTACAATATGGTAAGAGAGTAATACCTCAAAATGTAAGAAGATGTATTAGAAAAATTGAATGGAAGCAAGGTACAAAATATGATATGTACCGACATGATTATAGTGCAAATAATAGAAGTGCAGTTACAAATAGATCAAGACTTTATGATACAAATTATTATGTAATTAATAGTTTGTATCAGGTTTATGTTTGTATAAGTAATGGATCTACAGGATCTAATCCTACGGGTAATGAATCCCAAGATGAACCACTATTTACAGATTTAGAACCATCAAAACCAGCTGGTACTAGTAATGATGGATATATTTGGAAATATCTATTTACAGTTCCACCTACAGATATTGTAAAATTTGATTCTGTTGAGTTTATTCCTTTACCTAATGATTGGAGTACATCAACAACTACACAAATTGAAAACATTAGAAATAATGGAAATTCGGATTTAAATAATAATCAAATCAAATTTGTATACATTGGAAATTCAGGTAGTGGTGGATATCAATCTGGAGAAGTTGATATCTTAGGTGATGGTTCTGGGGGTAGAGTTTTTATTGATGTCAATAGTGCTGGGCAGATAACAAAAACAACAGTAACTTCAGGTGGATCGGGATATACTTATGGAATTGTTGATTTAGGACCTCTCCAGCAAACACAGAATTTTGTTCAACCAGCAAAATTAATACCAATAATTCCACCGTCAAAGGGACATGGATACGATTTGTATAGAGAACTTGGTTCTGATAAAGTACTAGTCTATAGTAGATTTGATTCTTCTACAAAAGATTTTCCTGTAGATTGTAAGTTTGCCCAAATTGGAATTTTAAAAAATCCCCTTAGTTTTGTTTCGGATAATGCATACACAAGTTCAACATTTTCTGGACTATATTCGTTAAAAGTAACTCTTGGAGGTGCTAACCTTCCCAGAGTGGGAGAAAAAATCACACAACCAGTTACTGGTGGAAATGCTTCTGGATACGTTGCATCGTATGATAATGAGACTGGTGTTTTAAAATACTTTAAGGATAGATCTTTATATTATAATGCATCTACTTATGATCAAACTGATTATGTTGGAATATCAACTGATTCGAAAAATTTAGATTTTTCTGGAACTGGTGTGGTCAGTGGAAACGAAAGTGGATTTACAGCATCCATTGACACCACATTCAGTCAATCCACATTAACTGTAAATAATAAATTAATTAATTTGGATTGTAGTTTTACATCTGGGGTATCAAAACCTGAAATAAATAAAACATCTGGAGATATTATTTTTATTGATAACAGACCTTTAGTAACAAGAAACTCTAGACAAAAAGAAGATATTAAAATCATTCTAGAATTTTAAACAATGGCACAAAAAACAAATTTCAACATCAATCCATATTTTGATGATTTTAGTGTTGATAAAAATTATTACAAGGTTCTTTTTACGCCAGGAAGACCTATACAGTCTAGAGAATTAAATACGATTCAATCTATTTTACAAAATCAGATTGAATCTTTTGGAAGTCATATATTTAAAGAAGGATCTATGGTGATTCCTGGTGGAATTCACTACGATCCAGATTACCACGCTGTAAAATTAAATCCCACTTCCTTTGGTATAGATATAAGTTTATATATTGAAAAATATTTAGAAAAGAAAATAACAGGACAATCTTCTGGTTTAACTGCAACTGTTAAAAAGGTAGTCCTTCCCAATGATGATGTTGAAGATATTACATTATATGTAAAATACTTAGAATCTGGCAATAATTTTGAGTTCTCAACATTTTTAGATGGTGAGACATTATTATCAACAGAAGCTATAACCTACGGTGTAAACAATACTACAATCTCTGCTGATTCTCCATTTGCATCATTAATATCAGATAATGCAACTGCAGTAGGATCTTCTGCATCTATAGAAAATGGAATATATTTCATAAGAGGATCTTTTGTATCTGTAGAAAAACATTCTATAGTATTAGATTACTACACAAATCAATCTTCATATAGGGTTGGATTAAATGTATCTGAGCAAATAATAACCGCAAAAGATGATTCAACTTTATATGATAATGCTAATGGATTTAACAATTTTTCAGCTCCAGGAGCAGATAGATTTAAAATAAAATTAGAGTTAAGTAAGAAACCATTAACCAATTTTAATGATACAAATTTTGTTGAACTTTTAAGAGTTGAAAATGGCATTCTAAAAAAATTAGAGTCCAATACAAATTATAATCTAATTAAAGATTATCTAGCACAAAGAACTTATGATGAATCTGGAAATTATACCACAACTCCATTCCAAGTTTCATTAAATACATCTTTAAATAATTTAATTGGAAATAATGGAAAATATTATAGTGGTGATTTAACTTCAGAAGGAAATACACCTTCTGATGATTTAATGTGTGTTACTATAAGTCCAGGAAAAGCATATGTTAAGGGATATGATGTTGAAAAAACTATAAGCACTATTATTGATGTAGATAAACCAAGAGATACGCTTAAAATTAATGATGTCCTAGTCCCATTTGATATGGGAAATATCATTAGAGTTAACAATGTTTATGGATCACCTGTTTTAAAATCCACAGTAACATTTTATAATGAAAGAAGAGGTGCATCTAGTTCACCATCTGGTGAACCAATTGGTAATGCAAGAGTATATCTTTTCAAAGTAACTGATGCTCCTTATGAGACAAATAAAACAAATTGGGATTTATATCTGTATGACATTAAGTTATATACAGAATTGATATTGGGAACTACATTATCATCATCACAAATAAAAACATCATCTAGAATTGTTGGTCAGTCTAGTGGTGCAATTGGTTATGCAATTAGTGATGGTAATGGTACAAATAGAGTATTAGTAAGACAAGAGTCTGGTACATTTATTAGAAATGAAAATATAATTATTGATGGAAATGATGCTATTGGTAGAAATATCTCATCACTAAGAAAGTTCACATCAAAGGATATTAAGTCTGTATATGATGGATCTGGATCTACTGTCTTTTTAGCAGATTCTGTACTAGAAGCAGAACTTGTACCAGGATTTAATTCATTAGATACTGTCACTATTAATTCAACCACTCTTACATCATCAAAACCATTATCTGGAATAACAACAAATACACTTATTTCATATAAAAAACCGGGAGATTCTTTAGAAACTTATAATTTTGTAACTGCTGTTAATCCAAATACTTTAACATTAACAACTACTACTGCTATAACAGATGTAAACAGTGGTACTTTATCTGGTAGTGAAATAGATGTTAGATTCAGAATTTTAAAATCATCTATAAAAAATCCAGAAAAATCTTATCTATATTCAGTTTTACCAAATAATAATATTTCAACTGTTGACTTAGATGGTTCAAGATTAAATTTTTCTGCACAAGCAATTTTAAATAGTTTAGTATCTTCAAATACAGTAACTTTAACCACTACAAACTTCACTCTTCCAGGAAATTCTTCAACGATTAAATTTAATACCTTTGATCCTGAAAGATATTCTATCCATTATACAGATGGTACTACTGAAGCATTAACAAAAGATCAAGTTGTTTTTAGTAGTGATTATACATCAGTAACTTTCAATAATATTTCAAATAAGACCATTTATTCCGTCATTGCGTCGTTTGTTAAGACCGGAATACAGAGTAAAGTTAAAATACATAAAAAGAGTCAAATATTAGACATATCATTATCAAAATATGAAAGATCTGGAATAGATGCTAATTCTTCTGCAAATGATGGTCTTACATATAATCGTTTTTATGGTTTAAGGGTACAGGATGAAGAGATATGCTTAAGATATCCAGATGTATCAAAAATTATTGCTGTATATGAATCAGTAGGATCTGAGATTACATTTGATAAGTTAGTATTTTCATCAATATACAATGTCCATAATAATGCTATTATTGGTGAAAATATTGTAGGTAAAACTTCTGATAGTGTAGCTAGAATAGTTGCAAAAACAACTAATACTATTGAAATAGTATATTTGAATAAAAATAAGTTCCAAGTTGGTGAAACTGTTAGTTTTGAAAATAGCAATCTTGAAGTTCCTATAGAATCGGGAACATTTGGTTCATATAAAGATATAACATCTGCATTTAAGTTAGATAAAGGGCAAAAAGATGAGTACTATGATTATTCAAGATTAATAAGAAGTAAGAACCAACCAGAACCATCTAAAAAAATAAAAGTAGTATTTGATTACTACGATGTATCATCTAGTGATACTGGAGATTTATATAGTGTTGCTAGTTATTTTAAAGATGATTATGGTTTTAGTATTCCTAATGTTGGAAGATACAATGTTAAAGCCTCAGATATTTTAGACTTTAGACCTAGAGTATCATATTTTAGTGCTTCCACCTCCTCACCATTTGACTTTTCATCTAGAAATTTTGGATCTTCTCCAAAAGTAATTATAACACCAGATGAAGCATCTTTAATATCATATGATGTCTATTTACCAAGAATTGATAGACTATATCTAGATGCAAATGGTTCATTCAAGGTAGAAAAGGGTATTTCATCTTTAAATCCAAGACAACCCAAAAAATCAACAGATGTTCTTGAAGTGGCATCTATCATATTACCACCATATCTTTATAAAACTTCGGATGCAATAATCCAAATGGTGGATAATAAGAGATACACCATGAGAGATATTGGTGCAATGGAGGATAGAATTGAAACTTTGGAAGAAGTAACTTCCCTATCACTACTAGAACTCAGTGCACAATCTTTCCAAATTAAAGATTCTGATGGAATAGATAGATTTAAAACAGGATTCTTTGCAGATTCTTTTACCAATGATTCATTGATAAATCTAGGTTTATCTTTATGTCAAATCGATGAAGAGTCAAATGAAATGACTCCATTGATAAGTAGAAATGCAGTTCCAAATAAAGCACTAACTGAAAATGCTATTAGTTCATCAGAATATGATAGTTCTGTTGATTATAAACTATTAGATTCTAGAATTAAAAAAACATCTCAAGTAGCAACATTAGATTATAAGAATAGAGACTGGATTGAACAATCACTCGCAACTAGAATTGAAAATGTAAATCCCTTCCATGTTATTCAATATGTTGGTGATATTAGACTAAATCCATTCAGAGATACTTGGATTAGAACCGAAAAATTAAATGATGAAACGATTAGACATTCTATCGCATTAAATTTAGAGAGTGTAGTAAACACAGAAACAGTAAATCTTTCTGTAAATAATAATGGTGTAACTCCAGGAAATGCTGGATTAGGTGAAAATCAATTTAGGGACACGTTCTTAAACCTTAATATGACTACTGGTCCTGTTAGGACTGAAAGAAGTGTATCCAGTGATAGTCAATTTGCATCATCTACTGAAACTACTTTTGTTGATAGTGTAGAAGATCTCTTTATGAGATCAAGAAATACTCAATTCTCTTCATCCAATTTAAAAGCATTTACTAGATATTATCCATTTATAGATGGTCAGGGAAATATAGATGTTACTCCAAAACTATTAGAGGTTACTAATGACCTTGGATTGACAAGTGATGGTACAGAAGGAGTTTTTGAAATTGGTGAGACCGTTGTTGTTTGGAACAACAATGTTCAAATAATGAGTTTTAGACTAGCTTCCCCAAATCATAAGTCTGGACCATATAATAATCCAACAACAACTTATGATTTGAATCCTTATAATAAAGATGTTAGTATTCCAAGTGATTATAGTCAATCCTCAAGTATTTTAAACATAGACACTTTATCATTATCCGAAGACGCTACTGGTGAACTATATGGTGGTTATTTGGTAAAAGGATGTGTTTTAATTGGAACTTCAAGCGGTGCATCAGCATATCTTAAGGATATTAGGTTGATAACTGATAATTATGGAGATCTTATAGGAACATTCTTCCTAAGAGATCCAAATACACAACCACCACCAGTATTAAGAGTTCCAACTGGATTAAAAACATTTAAATTGTCATCAAGTCCAAATAATATTAATGGATTAATTGGCGATACTAATATCTCTTCGGCAGAATCAACTTATGTTTCTGAAGGTATTGTAAATAAAAAACGCCAAACAACTAGAATTACTGAAGTTAGTGCAAATCTAACATCGATTAATAACATCAGAACAAAAACTCTACATGCAGTTCGTCAAGAGTCAATTTCCACCATTCAAACACCAACACCTGTAATTAACAATATTACAAACGTTACTCAAAACATTACTCAAATTATACAAAGACAAGCTCATGCCGATCCTTTAGCACAAACATTCTTAGTTGGAACTGCTAGAGGTTTAAATTCATTTAATGATGATGCCAATGGTGCATTTTTAACTGCTGTTGATATATTCTTCAAATCGGTAGATTCTGGAAATGCCCCAATCACAGTACAAATTAGAACAACTGAATTTGGAATACCAACATTAACAATAATTGGAGATCCAGTAACACTGAGACCAACTGATGTAGTTTCTGGAACTACAATACTTAGAGACAATGTATCTACTGATGGATCTGTTGCAACAAGAGTAACTTTCCCATATCCAATATTCTTACCAGCAGGATTAGAATATGCACTAGTATTAATGGCACCAGAAAGTTCTGAATATACAGTGTTTACTGCAAGAATGGGTGAAAAAACAATTAATACTCAATCTTTACCAGATGTTGAAACCGTTAGATATACTAGACAATTTGCTATAGGAAGTCTATTCAAATCACAAAATGGATCTACTTGGACTCCAGATCAATATGAAGACATGAAGTTTAAATTATATAAGGCAGAATTCACATCTACAGAAGGAATTCTATATCTCGGAAATTCAGATTTATCAAAGTCCAATAGTTATCTTCGCAATCTATCAAATAATGCTATAACAACACTACCAAGAAAATTAAAAGTTGGTATTGATACTATTACAGATTCTTCTCTATTGAGTGTATTTGCAGCGGGTAGAAAAATTGGTGATGCATCAAAAACATATGTTTCTGGAATTATTGAAAAAGTTGGAAGTAAAGCAACTGCCGTAGGAATAGACACTGGTGGTAGAAATTACACTACAGGATCTTCATCTGCAGTATCTACTTACAATATTACTGGAAATGGTTCTGGATTGACCTTAGACGTAACCGCAGCTTCTAATGGAACTATTCAATCTGTATCAGTTAACACTCAAGGAAATGGTTACATTATTGGTGATATTGTCGGAATTGTAACCGCAGATATTACTGGATCAGCATCTGTTCCCAGTGGAGAAAATGCAGTATTTACAATCACTAGCAATTCTTCTTCTATTGATACTTTATATCTAACCAATGTGTTAGGAGAATCATTTACTGATGGTTCTTTACTAACATATTATTCTGGTGGATCACTAGTTAGTTTAGCAGATACAACTCTAAAAACATCCAGTACTTATGCTAGCAATTATTATGACGGAGCACATTTCAAAGTAGATCATTTTGACCATGGAATGTATGCAACAAATAATCTTGTTACATTATCTGGAGTATTACCAGATACTCCAAGAATAAAAATGACTTCTGCATTAAGTAGAAATGGATTAGCATTAAATGTGGCTTCTGGAGATATTTCAGAATTTACAACTTTTGAAGGAATTGCAGTAAGTGCTACAAATCTAGGTTATATTACTTTGAATAATGAAATTATAAGTTATACATCAGCATCTGGAACAGAACTAGGTGGTTTAACAAGAGGAGTATTTGGTACTACTCCAATTAGTCACGCAAAAGATTCAATAATCCAAAAATATGAGACATCTGGTGTATCTCTTGCAAGAATAAACAGAACTCATAACATTGTTGACACTGGAATTGGAATTGATAGTTATTATCTACCCCTATTATCAAGTGGAACAGATGGTGATGGAGTCTTTATGGGCAAAAATAGATCTACAGATGATGGGACGAATCCAAAACTCACATTCAATAATGAGAGAAGTACTGGTGGAAATTTAATATATGCATCAGAAAATATTGTTTATGATACTGTAACTCCATACATAGATGCAATTGTCCCAGGACCTATAGTCAATCTAACTGGTAAAATAAGAACTGTTAGTGCAACGAGTTGCAATGGTACTGAAATATCATTTACAGATCTTGGATATGAAGACATACAATTAAATACCCCAAATAAATTGAATTCCTTGAGAATGGTTGCCTCAAAAACAAATGCTGATGAATACCTAACAAATATTCCTAGAAGTAGATCTCAAACATTAGCACTTACATTAAAGACAGATAATTATAATCTGTCCCCAATGATATTCTTAGATACTACTACAACTGAATATAAAAAAGCAAGAATAAACAGACCAATTGATAATTATATTACAAATTATTCAACTTCATCAAATATACTCGATCCCCATGAAGCAGTTTATGTTTCCAAAACTGTTCGTCTTGCACAACCATCAAATACATTAAAGGTTATTTTATCAGCATATAGAGATTCTTCTGCAGATTTCAGGGTAATGTATTCTTTAATTAGATCCGAAACAAATACAAGTTTACCAAATTATGAATTATTCCCAGGATATAATAATTTAACTACTGATTTAAATCTTGATGGTTATCTTGATATTATAGATCTTTCTAACAACAGTGGATTGCCCGACAAGTTTGTTAAAGGTAGTACTGAAAATGAATTCTTACAATATGAGTACACGGCACCAAATGTGGGATCTTTCGTAGGATTCTCAATAAAAATTGTTATGTCATCAAGTAGAATGGACAGATATCCTAGATTTAAGGATATTAGAGCAATTGCATTAGTATGATGAATTTAGTTAAAGTAAAAGGACATTCAAATCTTTATAGAGATAAAGATACTGGCGCTATTGTCAATAACGACATCTCCGCATATGAACAATACCTAAATAGTGTTTCATCTAGAATGAACACAAAGAGGGAGATTGAGCAATTAAAAACTGATGTAAATGAAATTAAAAACTTATTAAAGGAGTTAATAAATGCATCCAAATGATATTGAATTAGAAAATTTGAGCAAAAATTTTGAATATCATAAATTATCCTCTGAAATAGATTCATGTGATTGTATTGATACAATCAAAAATGTTGCCAAATCTTATATTAAACTATATTTTAAGCAGCAGGAAATTATATCTTCATTTAAAATATAAATAACTTAAGAACCTAAAATTTAGATAAAATGGCAGCACCATTTTCATTGAATTTGTCTGTTAATACTTCAACATCATTTTCACAAACTTTTACATTAACTGGCGATGATGGCGCGGCTTTAAATTTATTAGAATATACCTATGAATCTCAACTGAGAAAACATTCTTCTAGCAGTTCTTATGTTAGTTTTGCCACAACTGCTATTACACCAAGTAATGGGGAACTTACATTATCATTAGAACCATCTGATACTGCAGATTTGAAGCCGGGGAGATATGTATATGATATTGTGTTGACAAAAACAAGTGATGGTTCCAAAACTCGTGTTTTGGAAGGATCTGTAATAGTTTCAAAGACTGTAACAAGGTAATAGAAAATGGCAAAACCATCAACTAGACAAGGATTAATAGATTATTGTTTAAGAAGACTTGGATATCCGGTTTTAGAAATAAATGTAGATGATGATCAATTAGATGACATGGTTGATGATGCAATACAGTATTTTAATGAGAGACATTTTGATGGTGTCGAGAGAATGTATCTCAAATACAAAATCACCCAATCTGATGTTGATCGAGGAAAGGCAAAAGGAACTTCTGGTGTTGGAATTGTAACTACAACAGCATCATCTACAGATACTGGAGCAGGATCATTTACTTCCAGTTTTTATGAAACTTCCAATTTTATACAAGTTCCAGATTCAGTTATTGGAATAGAGAAAATATTTAAGTTTGACACCAGTTCGATTTCTGGTGGAATGTTTAGTATAAAATATCAGTTATTTTTAAATGATCTATATTATTTTAATTCTGTTGAATTGCTTCAATATGCGATGACGAAGAGTTATCTTGAAGATATTGATCATTTATTGACTACAGACAAGCAAGTAAGATTTAATAAAAGGCAAGATAGATTATATTTGGATATAGATTGGGGATCACAAACTGTTGGAGATTATATTGTACTTGATTGTTATAGAGCACTTGATCCATCAACATTTACACAAATATATAACGACAGTTTCTTAAAGCAATATTTAACTTCCCTAATTAAAAGACAATGGGGTCAAAATCTTCTTAAGTTTAGAGGTGTTAAACTTCCTGGAGGTGTTGAATTGAATGGGAGGGAATTGTACGATGACGCCGAAAAAGAATTGGCAACACTAAAACAAAGAATGGCTGCAGAGTATGAATTGCCACCATATGACTTCATAGGATAATTATGACATTAAATCCATTTTTTCTTCACGGTTCAGATTCTGAACAAAGACTTATACAATCTTTAATTAATGAACAATTGACCATGTATGGTCTTGAAGTTTCATATTTGCCCCAAAGATTTGTTAGAAAAGAAACTGTATTAGAAGAAGTTAGAACATCAAAATTTACTGAACAGTATAAAATTGAAGCATATTTAAGTAATTATGGTGGATATTCTGGGTCTGGAGATATACTTAGTAAATTTGGTATGCAATTAAAGGATGAAGTTACTTTAATAATTTCAAAAGAACGATTTGAAGATTTTATTTCTCCATTTTTAGAGACTATTCCAGACTCAGAAAATAGTACTTCCTTAAGACCTAGAGAAGGAGATCTAATTTGGTTTCCTTTGGGCGGAAGACTGTTTGAAATAAAATTTGTTGAGCATGAACAACCATTTTATCAATTAGGAAAAACATATGTTTATGAATTAAAATGTGAACTATTTGAATATACTGATAGTTCTCTAATTAATACATCTCTAAATGAAATAGATGAATCTCTTGAGTCTTATGGTTATATTAAATCTTTAACTTTGATTGGATCTGGAACTACTGCTACCGCATCTTCAGTAATAAATCAAAATCTAGGGTATGTTAGTAATATAAAACTGATTGATGATGGTTATAATTATACCACTGTTCCTACTATAACTATTGATAGTCCTCCTTCTGGAGTTCGAGCAACTGCTGTTGCAATTACTTCATGTACCGCAAATTACTGCTCGATAAAATCAATATACCTAACTAATGCTGGTTCTGGATACATATCTGTTCCAAATGTAATTATTTCTGGATCTACTGGTGTTGGAGCAACTGCAGTTGCAGAAGTTATACTTGAAAAATCTCTTGGAATAGGAACTATCACTGTAGATAGTGGTGGATCTGGGTACACTTCTAATCCAAAAGTTACATTCTCAAATCCAGATGGTGGAGTTGCTTTGGCAACTGCAAGTATAAGTGGTTTAGGTACAGTATCATCTATTGTTGTTACTGATGGTGGATGGGGATATACTTCAGCACCAGAAGTAACAATATCTGGATCAGATTTTTCATTCGGAACTACTGCAACTGCAACTGCAATAATTAGTGGATTGGGAACAGTATCATCCATAAGAATAGATAATGGTGGTACTGATTATATAAGTGATCCTACTGTAACAATATCTAGTAACATTCAATATAAATCTGGATTATCCACGGCAACAGGTTTTGCTAATGTAAATTCTGCTGGAGTAGTCACTTCAGTATACATGACATCTCCAGGATATGGATATACTGTCGCACCAACGCTTACTGTAGCAACTCCTTCAGTTGTTACTGGTATTGGAACATATATACTTAATGAAGTTGTAACAGGAGGAACATCTGGAGCAACTGCTAGAGTTAAAGATTGGAATGTAGAAACAAAAATTTTACAAGTTGGTACTATAATTGGATCTTACGTTGATGGAGAAACGATCACAGGATCTACATCTTCTGCTAGTTATACAATTTTTGATGTTGGTGAAAATGCTGAGTATGAAGATAAATACGAACAAAATGATGAAATACAAACAGAATCAAATTCTATAATTGACTTCACAGAAAAAAATCTATTTGGGAATTACTAATGTTAGGAACTTACTTTTATCATCAAAATATAAGAAAAACTATTATTGCCTTTGGTAATCTTTTTAATAACATTATTGTTAAATCAAAAGATGCTGATGGAGACACTTTTAGTGAAATAAGAGTTCCACTTTCTTATGGACCAACCCAAAAGTTTTTGGCAAGATTAGAGCAACAAGAAAAATTAAACAAACCTGTTGCAATTACATTGCCAAGAATATCTTTTGAGATGAATTCTCTTAAATATGATCCTAGCAGAAAAACTGGAAT